ATTGATAGACAAGGGTAAAGCCGCTTTTCACATCAGCCGGAATCGAGCTACTGAAGCGGATCGTCCCGAGGTTCTTGGCGATGGTCGCGCCCGCAACGGTATTGGAGAGGGTCACCTCAACGGTCTTGCCGGGAGCGTTCGTTCCCTTCAACTGGATGGTGATCTCCTGTTCAGTGCCCGCGCCCGGGTGGAAAGTGAACGTTCCTGCCGACCGAACATAGTTGAAGCCTTCGTTGGTTCCGACCCCATTGCGGGTAAGATACGTACCGATGACGGTATCTCTCGGGCTGCTTGACAACGACAATTTGAGTGTTGCTTGGGTGGCGTTTGGTAGTACGGTGACATCGGCAAGCGACACCTTGACGCTCAGGGATGCTTTTTCTTCGGTGAGAAACTGGTTGAGTCGGGGAATTACGTCAAGTAGGCTGTTGATATCAGGGGAGGAAAGCCGGGACATATTGAGAAACCTCGTTGGTGGATACTATAATTTATCGGTCGAATATTTTTGAAAAAACCTGTTGACACGAATTCGTTTTGGTTATAAGTTCTAAGCATAGAGAGAAACGAGAGGTTCCTGAAATGGCTTACGAATTAGGCGGCACTTTCAACTACGATCACTGGACGATGCCAATCGTCACAATCGACACGAAAAACCCCTACACCGGCTTCCGCGCCTTCGCCCGTAACGAGAAAACTGGGGACTACCGTGAGGTATTCGAGCTTGCCCAAGAAAAGCTCTATGTTCAGGGTGTGAATCAGGGTATGTGGACCCGTTCCACTCATGAGACCCGCGACATCGCTTGGGATTATGCCTCGAAAGCCTACAGGTTCATGAACAAGGAAAAGAAAGTTTAAATAATCGAAAATAGGTGTTGACGTACGATACCGAACAAAGTAGAACCTCTTTCAACGAACTGGTTCAGCGACGACCCCTTGAAAAGATTGGTGGTTGTTCTCACTCAACCAGTTCGGGAACTTTTCATACAGGGGGATGCCCCGGCAATAAAGGATAGGACGGTTCCTTCCGTTCAAGAGAAAAAGAGATGGTGGTGCCAACTGAAACCCGGCATCACATAAGGACATCTCCGGTTCAATTCCTCTCCATCCTCCTATATGAAAAGTTCATCATATCAAGCGACCAACAGCCATAAAAAGCTTTAGGAACCGGCGACTAGTCTTCGATGGTTCGAATCCATTCCTCCCCGACCAACACTGACGGGGAGTAGGGAAGCGGTCAAACCCACCGGTATGCAAAACAGATGGTCGCTTGACATGATGAACGAATCACAGTAGTTGAGGGACAACAAAGTGAGGAAGCTAACAAAGAACGAACAGGCAGTGCTTTTCTTTGTGCTTGGCATCATCACGATGCTGATCATCCAAGACCTGTTTTTTTAACAGGTCCACTTTCCAAGCCAGTAACAGCAACAGCTATCCCAAACTTTAGGTCGCCGGTTCGATCCCGGTCATCCGCTCAGGCGGGTGTAGCTCAGATGGTAGAGCGAAAGAAGTGAAAAGATGCTGGCTTGGAAAGTGGATTAGAGACGTACGTCCTCCCAAGCGCGTACTTGGCGGCTAGGCATTGTAATGCGTTCCTAGACGTATCCTCCGGGACCATACCTCAACCTCGTTATAGGGTATGGTTCCAGCCCGGGTGTTGTGCCCACCCCGACACCCGGGCATCCCTTTTCCCCAAAAATTCATTTTCAGAGTAAAATCATGCGAGCAATGGTCGTTCACACGACTTACGATAATGGCACGTCCATTGTCGAGGATTACGATAATTTCACCAAGACCGTTAATGTGATCGGGGTTGATCCGGTGTACTTCACCATCACTTCCGATGATTTTAGCATGTCTCAAATCGAGAAGCTAGTTGCCATTGTCAAATATGCAATGACCGACCATGATGATACCAGTCAGTATCCGTTCTCGGATAACACTACGGTTTCGGTCCGGTTCGAATTTGGCGGCGAAGTCAAGCTAACCTTCAAACAATATCTTTGGTGATCTAAGGTTCGGTTGCGGATATTTCAAATAATTATCTTGCATGGTTCGAAAGAATCGAATATGAAACCGATCAACGACATATTTTAAAATAATCATATCCTGATAGGATATCGTCAACATAAAGGAAACGAACATGAATGCTTTTGTCTCAGCGATCAAGGATGACGCCACCACGATCTACACCGAGAACGGTGCCAAGACCTATTCGACATCGTTCGACTCCTGTGTCGATCTGTTCTTCCAGATCGGGGCAATTCGTGGTCAGGGTGCGGCTCGTGCCGAAACGCTGTTCCGTACCGCCTACAAGCAGAACCCCGATCTGGCAACGAAGATCGCCCTTTGGGCTCGCGACGTTCGCGGCGGGGCTGGTGAACGTCAAGTCTTTCGCGATCTCCTGAAGCTTCTCGAAAAGACCGACATGGATCGCCTTGCTCGCATTCTGCCGCTGGTCCCGGAGATCGGTCGTTACGATGATCTGTTCGTTTTCGAAACGGCAACCGCCAAGGACATGGCATTTGCCATCTTCGGCAATGGTCTGGTTGACCCGAGCAAGGCTGGTCTTGCCGCCAAGTGGGCACCGCGTGAAACCGGCGCTAAGAAGAAGCTTGCTCGCGAGCTGATGGCATATTTCGAACTGTCCCCGAAGAACTATCGACGGCTGATCACAACCCTGTCCAACACGGTTGAACAACAGATGTCCGCGAGGCTTTGGGATGACATCGAATTCCAGAAGGTTCCGTCCGTCGCGGCGGCTCGCTATGCCAAGGCATTTCGTCGTCATCAGCCGGATCGCTACAACGAGTTCGTTCAGAAGGCGGTCAAGGGTGAAGTCAAGATCAACGCTTCGGCGCTGTTCCCCTACGACGTGACCAAGTCAACGGTCGATGCCGAAACACAGAACGCCCTTTGGAATCAGTTGCCCGACTACGTCCCGGCTGGCAAGTCGTTCATTCCGATGATCGATCTGTCTCAGTCGATGTCCAGTTCGACAATTGGCGACGGCAACCTGACCCCGATGGACGCGGCTATCTCGCTTGGTCTCTACCTTGCCGAGAAGAACAAGTCGGAGTTCAACCGTATGGCTCTTGCCTTTGCCGGTCAGCCGTCTTGGATCAGTATCCCGGATACGGATTCGGTTCGCGACAAGGTCCGGGCGGTCAAGGCTGGTCAGGTCGCCTATGACACCAACCTGAATGCCGCCTTCGAAGCGATCTTGTCGGTTGCCCTTCGTAAGGGAGTTCCACAGGAAGACCTTCCGGATGCCCTGATCGTCCTGTCGGACATGGAATTCAATTCCACACAAAACGCTCGTTCAGTGACGAACGTCGATGCCGCCAAGCGTCTGTATGAAGCGAACGGCTACAGGCTTCCAACCATCGTCTGGTGGAACCTTCAGTCGCGCAACGGTGTCACTCCGGTTCGTGCCGATGCTTCCGGGATGGTGCTGGTCTCCGGTCTGTCCCCAAGCGTCACCACGGCGGTCCTTGGCGGCGAAGCAACCCCGGTTGCGATTATGCTCAAGGCTGTTGATATCGCGAGGTATGAGCACTAACATGCTTCATATTTTGAAAACATTCGGGAAGAACCTTCTTCTCACGTTTATCGCAATGGCGATCTCATGTAGTATTTTTGCGGTATTCTATTTAATCGATTTTGGTGCCTTGATCCATCTGGTGACATCACCGGGCGGGATAGTCGCCATCGTCTTTATCGCCGCTTCGATCTATGCCGGGTGCTGCACATGGTATGATATCTCGACAGAAAACCGCGACAAGGAATGAGATGAACACGGAAAAATTCCAAGAACTCTGGCATAACGGCGATCTGGTCAAAGTTGACGAAGAGCTTGATGATAGCTGGCGTCATGGCAACTATGTCACGACCGTTTATCGTTATGAAAACGAATTCTGGTCTGCATCCTATTGCGTCTCGGGTGATGTTGAATATCACGGCATCCGCGACAACGATTTCAAGCTGACCAAGGTTTATCCGGTGACCAAGATCACCAAGACGACCGAATACGTCACGACGCCACAACGTCCGGTGTCTCCAACCCGATACACTCGCAAGTTCCACGATATCGAGGCAATCCAGTTCCCGTTAATGCCCGCCACCATAGACCTGTTTGCCGGGGAAATGGAAGAATGGACTACCAATATCGAGCTGTTCGAAGATTGGTTGGCGGTCAATATTTCCCCGGGACAGGAAATCAAGTATCGCGGGAACAAGCTGGTGGTTCGCCATGTCAACGTTGAAACCGAGTACCCGGGCGGCACTTGGTTGATCAAGGAACCCGGGCGGTCGGTTTATCCGCTGTCCCCTGACAAGTTCGAAGCCCTCTACGAGAAGGCATAATCGAATTCGAGCGCATAGTTCAGTTGGTTAGAACAAGAACCTTTAAATTTCTATGTCCCGGGTTCGAGTCCCGGTGCGCTCACCATTATTTAAAAATAATCGTTGACACGATTAATCGAAAGATGTAATATCTCTTTCATTCCAAACATTAATTCTTAAAAAGGAATTTTCGAAAATGACAACGTTCGATAAGGCTCTGAACACCTTCAAGGCTTACGAAGAAGGTCGCAATCCTTGGGTTACCATTGATAACCCGGACCCGTCGCAGACCAACAAGCGCAAGATTCGCGTCAAGGCGAACTCGCTGTATGGCAACCCGAAGGATCGCAAGCCCTATTGCGTTCCCGGCACTGGTGACCCGGCTGACAAGAAGCGGAAGAAGGCGAACGCCTAATGGCTCATGTCACCTTCGAAGAAGTGAGCTACGAATCACCGTCGCTCGACAAGATCACCCAAAAGTGGTCCGATGGCAGCAAGTCGGTCTATTACAAATACCGTGAAAACCCAACCGTCTTTGAAGATTGGGGATTTAACGGAAACTTCGGCGCTCTCATCGTCGCTGCAATCACAACCGTAGGAATGGCGGCTCTCATCGTTCTCGCCCTGATCTAATGACCAAATACCTCGTCTACGGCAAGAACTCTTGCCCATGGTGCGACCGCGCCAAAGCCCTTCTGGAAAGCAAGGGTCTCGAATACGAATACAAGCTCGTCAAAAGCGAAGAAGGTCAACTGACCGAAGCATACGACGAAATGCTGGCGAAATATCCAGCGGCTTCAACCGTTCCGCAAATCTTCGAAATTGACGAAGACGCGAACACAGAACTACACATTGGCGGCTTTGTACAACTCGCCGCTTATTTCAACTGATACAAAGGATACAAAACATATGTCTATCAATCGCTCCACCGTTGTAAACCTCCTCAAGGAAGGCACCGTCGAAATCAAGTTCACCAAGGTCGATGGTTCGGCTCGCACTCTGAACGGCACGCTCAATGAAGACGTGACCGGCATTGAAGTTGCTGGCTCCCCGGCTCAGTCGGACACTCTGTCGGTCTACGACACGCAGATTGACGAATACCGCTCGTTCCGTTGGTCGTCGGTCAACACCGTCAACGGCGTTTCGGTATCCGGTCTGTAAGACAATCGCCTAAGCGTTTAGCTCTTGACGCCGACACAAGATTGAGTTCTTGTGTCGGCGTTTTGTTTTGAAAAGGAATTTATCCATGGTTGAAATTGTAGATGGTTGCTTGGTTCGTGACGAGTTGACCAAGAACGCCCGGGGCGGCACCGAGTTGCTTGCCGACCGTATCCTTACCCATGTGAAGCGGGAAGACCTTGATAACGTTCAGATTGTCTTTTCCCGCCCGGGAAAGCTACTTGACGGATATTTTAAAGTGTTGTATCTTCATGATCTTCCTGAAGACCCGGCGATTGCCAGCTTCGCCGATCCTGCATGGCGAGCGCAATTCGATCTGATCGTGTTCGTCTCCCATTACCAGCGGCAGCGTTTCGCCAAACACTTCAATTGTCACCTGACCGACAACATGTCTGTCATCAAGAACGCCATCCACCCGATTGGACATCACGTCAAGCCGTCCGACAAAATCCGCCTGATCTATCACACGACGCCGCACCGTGGCTTGCATCTCCTCGCCCCGGTCTTCAAGCACCTTGCCGCCGAATATCCCGGCAGACTGGAGCTGAAGGTCTTTTCGAGTTTTGACATCTACGGATGGGGTGAACGCGATCAGCAATTTGAAGACCTCTTCAAGATGCTTCAGGATCATCCAGACGTGATCTATTCAAAGAGCGTCCCGAACGATACGATCCGTCGCGAACTACTCAAAGCACATATCTTCGCCTTCCCGTCGATATGGGAAGAGACGAGTTGCATGGCACTGATGGAAGCGATGAGCGCCAACCTGCTTTGTATCCATTCATCCTATGGTGCGCTTCCCGAGACCAGCTTCGGCTTCAACCATATGTACAATTACGTCGATGACTGGACCAACCATGCAAACAGTCTGTATCAGGCGTTGAAATACCAACTGGTAACGAATTTTCTTCCGAACCCGGATTACCACACGAGACCCATGCTTGATAGCAAGCGGGTGATCGACCAACTCCACAACATAGAAACATTCGCGGAAACATGGACCGCGCACCTAAGAGCAATGAAAGAGAATGGCAGTCGCAAAAAAGAAAGCTCCCCTCAAGAAGGCTAAGACGACCCGAGTCACATCCGCCCCGGTCCGTGTCAGCAAGATCACCGATGAGAAATACATCGGGGCGGAAATCACCAAGTTTGACGGTGTCGATCTGGACACGGCAATCAAGCAAAATCTCAAGCACTGCAACTATTTCTATACGAGGCAGGACGCGGCGAAATGGATCGACAAGTGGGTTCAGAAGAACCTTAGTCCAACCGCCTACCGCGAGTTTAGAGCGGCTGAAACGTGGCGCTCCTGCATCTCCTTCGGCACACTATGCCGGATGCACTCCAATGGCGCTGAATTGCCACCTGAACGCCTACAGTGGATCAAGGACAAGCTGGAAAGCGAAGTCCTGAAATATGGTCGCGCCAATCTCAAGGCGTCCAAGAAGTCAGCCAAGGTCACCCCAACCACGCCAAGCCGCAATCCGGCATTCCTGATGAAGCGCAAGGCAGAACAGGTGATCGCCGATGTCGAAGCCGTCGTGGATGCATGGGATAAGATCGAATCATACTCCCTCTACAATGAGTTGAAGTCGAACGAAATACCTGCCGTGGTTGCCAAGGCGATTGGCGACTACTATGCTCCGCTCTTGGCTGAACTGAAGGCTGCGACCGCTCGCAAGCCGGATGAACAGTTGAAGGAGGCATACAAGCACCTCACAGCGGCAAACCTGAAGAAGTACCTTGCCTTCATTGAAGCGCTGGTGACCGACACGCAAACCTACCTGAACGGCAAGAAGGCACAACGCAAGCCTCGCGCCAAGAAGGAGAAGTCGGCAGGCGTGCTGGTGAAGAAGGTTAAATACCAGAAGGAAAGCAAAGAACTGAAGATCACATCGATTGATCCGACCAAGATCATCGGGGCGGCTGTAGTTCTCCTATTCAATACGAAATATAACACTCTGTCTTACCTCGTTTCGAGTAGTAAGATAGGATTCACGATAACTGGCACGACAATCCAGAATCTGGACAATGAACAAT